GCGTATTCCGTCGGTTAAAGTTCAATGTTCTGCGTGTGAACACGAGTCTGATCTAACTATAAATCTTGATAATTCAAGTTTTTTCGCGAGAGCCTGATTAGACTAGACCAATCTCAAATAGCAGATCATCTAATTGGGCTTGACAACGATGTTAAAAATTTCAAATTAGAGCTTTATCGGCTTGTTTGGTATATGCGCGGGGGCGTTAGTATCGATAATCTGTTGTATAATTTAAGTTATGACGACAGATCTGCGATGTACGCTGTTGTAAAAGACAACATCGAATTAACTAAAGAAACAAAAATGCCCCTTATTTAGAATGCTTTGATTCTAGTCTTCCCGGTTGCTGTATTTTTTTGAACATTTGGACTTATATCTACCCATGTTCCTTGATCTGGGATTTGAGGAGTAGATACTTTAGGCTTTTCGCTCGGGGTAGGCGATTGTTTTGGTGCTGGTTGAGTTTTATTACTAGTCGACGGTTCAACTGATTGATCAGTAGGTACTTCCGGTGATTGATCAGTAGATGTATCGGCTGTTTCCGAACCTTTAATTGCTGTAATTAATGCATTCTTTGCTTTATTATACAATGCACCCGAAATCTCAACACCTTCTGCTGTTATCAAAGTAGCAAGTGCTTTCCTTCCTTCTGCGGTATTAATCCATGCATAGAATGCTGCGGTAGCAGCAGGTGCTAGTGCAGACAATAACGGTCCCACAAATGGAATTGCACCTAAAACTTTAGTAATAATAGGACCACTAATTAACATTGCAGCAATGCTATCTACTAATAAACCTTGTTCAAATAGTTTACGTTCGTTAAACGAAGCTTCTGTCATTTTATTGCTTGCTAGTTGTTGTTCGTATGCAGACATATGAACATAATATTGATAAAAAGGTGCTATTAATCCTATTGATTTAACAAATTTTAACAACTTACCTGCACTAGACTTAAAAATTTCAAACCCTTTACCAATTTGAGATCCTATTTGAGCTGCACTTTGTGAAACTGATAATTCTCTAGCAAGTGCAGGTGCTTTTGACTGGGCAAGTTTTAATACTCGTGGATCATTAGCAAACTTCTTTCCTACAATAGCTTCAATTTGTGCTGGATCTGTAGTTCTTATAGATCCATGATCTAAAATTTCATTAGCCCATGTTTGTGCTAAATTTTTTATAGCATCTGGCTTTGATAAAGTATTTGCGATACTTGACATCGCCGAAGAAACACCAGGGATAGCAGAAGCCATCTTTGTAAATATTCCTGCTTCATTAAGATCATTATTTTCGGAAACAATTTCACTAATTTTCATTTTTCAAAATCCTTATAGAACTATTTATAGTTGAACTACGTTCAACTGTGTTTTCGCTATCGCTCAACACATATTGTTTCTTTTTTGAAGGGCGAAGCATTTTTAAGATTATCTAGATTAATCGGCCATATTTCGCCCTGCGAGGGGCGAAAAAAATAAACTGGATATTATCTGAGTATCACAGCCATATAGCGTTAGGACTATAATGTTACATAAAGATAGCATAAATCAATTAAATGTTATCTTTATGTAGCATTTCGTAGGCGGTCATCCGGTACCTACTCATCCCGTCTTCGTAATGACGGCGGTTTGCAAATATACGCTATAACATATATGCAAACGCGAAGGGTTTCCCTTCTCTTTTAGCCTTTATTGTTCTAGATAGTTTAAACCGGTTCTGTGAAGGCACATCCGATCATGGTCCTGTTAAGGATACTAAACTAAATCTCTGCTACAGCCCAGAAATCCCGCCTTGCGACTTCACCAAGGGTAAGGACACCTAAATATCTTGCCGGTGTGAGCATTATCTGTAGTTAAATTGCCTAAATATGCCTTAATTATGATTTTTTATTAGATAGAAGCCTGCCACGAATAAACCCTTCGCTTGGACAATTTATAGACATTGTACAAGTAACTCCGTTATTCCACCAAACTTTACCTTTACGTTTTTCTTTAAGAATTGCCTTTTGTTCATCAGTCCATTGGTAGTTGAACATAGAATTGTTTTCTCCTGATGTATGCGATCGAGGACCTCTACACGAATTAGAAATTTTTTGTCTACGTTCTTCTGATATTGGACCGTATTTTTTACCTAAATGTGATTGTCTTTTCTTTTCTTTAGTTTCTTTTGAATCTTTAATGCCTAATCTGCTAGGCGGAGTTCTAGGATTCTTTTTATTATATTCACTTAGTTTAACATTTTTAAATCCGGGTGATTGCCCATCGATACCGTTTTCGATAACGCAATTTGCCCATTCTTTTGATTCTACTATCATATTTTTTACAGAAAAATCAATTGCAAACTTTTTACACTCTTCTAAATTGTCAAATTTCCAAATTTGAACAGTTTCAACATAGTTTCCATGCTGTATTACATGTCGTTTCCAATAAATCCCTGACCCTTTATATTTGTAAGGATCCTTAATAGTTTTACCAAAGTAGTTTAAACCTGTGACTAAATGGCGTTTGTGATATAGATATGTAATCACCCAAATAATTTACCATTTATATGTTTCTTATGAACTCGTACTTGCACATGACCGTTGTAATAAGAATCTGATTCTAATACTTTTCTACTAAATTGTTCTCTTGCCTCTACGTACGAACACTCTGCCTTTGATTTACAATAATAAAGTATTTCTCGTTTGAAGTTATCTTCGCCTAATTTTTTAACGTCGTTATTAAGCTCGATGTTTGATCCGTAATATTCCCGCCAGTCTGAATCTATTTTAGTTTTAATTCTTTTCTTTTTCTTCTTGCCGTTTTTTAATGTAACAACCTTATAAGAAGTTTTTGTGAATTGTGCTAGTTTTTTACCAATATACATTCGACCATTGGTTAAATTAGTGATGAGATAGACAAAGCCTACACAATCGTCGGGAAGAGTCTCGATGATTTTTTTCTTGTAGTGCCATGACATATCCTTTAATTATCATCGCTTAATCCGTCATTTGAGCCATTTTGATTTTTTCGAGCCTCTATTCTTTTTAAGCCTGCTTTACTTGCCTTCATAGGAGCAAAGTTATCATATCTCCATTCTTGGATAAGTTTTCTTTGCTCCGAACATAATTTTCTAATCTTTTTTAAACTATTTCTTACCCTAATTGCTGATCTATGACTTTGATTTACTGCCCAAAGTTGATTTAGTTCGAAATATTTTCGAAACTCTTTCATTATTTCGTCATGTAATTCAGAATCTGGAATCATTTATCTAATCTCTAAATCGTTTGCATACGATGTAAAACCGTTTTCTTTGATAACCTTTAATACATTACTAACACGACCTACTAATTCGTCTTTATGACTAATTAAGAAAATATTTTTCTTACGTTCTCGACCCATCTTCTTTAGTACAGATAACGCATTTTCAACACCGTTTGCATCCAACCCGTTATCAATAAGTTCGTCTACAAACAACAAATTAATTCCTTGATATAAACTTTCCCAAACATCTCTAAATGCCCATGAAAGACCTAAAATTAATCGATTCCTTTCTCCTCTTGACAAGTTATCAAAGTCTAAGTCTTGCCCCAATTGTGTAATTTCAACTGTTAGATCGTTTTGGAATGTGACAAGATGCGGTAATCCCATCTTGTCTAGATAATAAGTTAACCGATTGTTCAAATAACCTAAATTTTGATCGATAATCTTTTTTCTTATAAAACTGTCCTTACTTGTTAACAATTTTAATAGGAATTCTTGATGTTCTTTTAACTCGGTTAACGAATTTATTTCTTCCCACGAAATGTCTTGTAACGCAGTATTTCGTAAATTATCAATTTGCTCTTGATAAGGGTCTATTTCGTCAGATTTATTAATCAGTTGTGTTTCAAGAGACGCAAGATTATTTTGATGTTTTAATGCTTCTTCGACGGTTTCATAGTACGGTTCTGGTCTTAGACCTAGTTCACCAAACGATTGAAGTTCAAGTGACACTTTGTTCAATTGAGATGATACATTGTGAAGATAGTCTTGCGATTCAGATAAGTGGCTAGTAGCAAGAG